TACTACATATGACTTAAAATTTGTACGTAGAAAAAATATGGGTTTTTAAAAAACTAATATATAATAAAAATTATACTCTTTACCTCAATTATGAATTTTACAGTTTATTCGAAAGAAAATTGTCCTTATTGCTATAAAGTTAAACAAGTCTTAGAAATGACAAATAGTAGTTTTGTCGTATATACTTTAGACGAAGACTTTAGTAGGGATGAATTCTATTCTGAATTTGGAAATAATACAACATTTCCACAAGTATCTTGTGATGGTAAAAAAATAGGAGGGTGCGTTGAAACGATTAAATTTCTTAAGGAAAAAAAAGCTGTCTAATGCTGACATAAATAACTTTAACCACAAAAAAAATCGTGGATTTGAATTTATACTCACTGGAGGAAAGAAAAAAAGATCTAAACCCTTTGGAATAATTTTTCAAAAACTGATTTGTTTCTTTAATAGAAAAATACAAATATACTTTGAATTTACATTAAATGTGACAAAAAATCAGTAGTTTCTGGAGATAAAAAATGTTAGCAATTAGTTTAGTATTTGGGTCATTCTTGACAATAATGTTTTTTATACTTGGAATATTGGGGGGTTGGGCTGCCAGAGAGTATATGTTAAATTATCAGGAGAGGCCAAAAATGCATCCTGAGTTTTATGATAATCATGGAAATGTTATTCCTGATGAAGTAATTGCCTTTAGATTTGAAAACGATTATGAGCACGAAGACACAGATGACGAAGACACCTACTAAAAAAGTATCAACTAAAAAAGTTGTGGTGTCCGAAAAACCAATTCAAGAATTACCTTCAAATCCTTTTTTGTTTGAAGTTTTATCTCTTGTTGATAAACAAAGATCAACAGTTAAAAAAATTCAAGTCTTACAAAAGTATGATGATCCATCATTGAAAACTATATTAGTATGGAATTTTGATGAGAGTATTATTTCTCTACTTCCGCAAGGAGAAGTTCCATATTCAAATGTTAGTGAACAAAATTCTTTTAGTGGAACATTGAGTGAAAAGATTAATGATGCCGTATATAAAATGGGTGAACTAAATTCCCAATCAATAGGGGCAACTGATCAAGGTAAATCAACTATTCGTAAAGAATATGTAAGATTTTATAATTTTGTAAAAGGTGGTAATGATAGTTTAAGTTCTCTTCGTAGAGAGACTATGTTTATTAATATTTTAGAAGGGTTACATCCTTTAGAATCTGAAATTTTATGTTTAGTTAAAGATAAAAACCTTCAAAGTAAATATAAAATTACTAAGGACTTGGTATCAAAAGCGTATCCAGATATTCAGTGGGGCGGTCGTTCTTGATATGGGAAAGTGTATTAATATTATTCACGTAAATTGTGATCCATCTTTTGCTAATGATAGTTCTTTACCAAGAGATTCCTATCTTGTAACTTATGGTGACAATCACGAGCAGAAGCATGATATTGTTCAGGGGCTCCAGTCTGATATATTTGACGAGTATTGGGACAAATATCGTGATTTTAGGGGAATGAAGTGGACAGAAGGTAAAACTAACCCCAAGATGTGGGGATATAAACCATCTGAAACCAAAAAGCGAAAGTGATTTCAAAAATGCTGGGAAAAAATCCCGGCAATTTTTTTGACCATTAAGATTTTATAAAATTGTATCACATTATACAGTCCGATGTTGCTAAATATGAGCGACAAGGGTTATAATACCCATACGTTCATTCACCATTCTCGAATGGCGAACGCAAGTAAGTCGCGGAACGGAGCGTTCATCCTATGCTTTCATTAGCACTCATCTTTTTTAGTCATGTCCCAGTGGAGAATTATCTTCGCTGTGAAGACTTTAATTGGTTGAGAGAGGGATTAGAAGAGACGACTCTTTTCACTCCTTTTGAAAAGTCTGATATTCTAATCCATTGGATGGAACATACTGACCCAGAATGTTTCCTACCAGAGGCATAGGACGCAAACGACTGAAGGAACGGGATCTTAAAAACATCTCATTTCTTTAGGAGTAAACCGATGAATCTTCTTAACCTTTACAGCAACAACACTTCTTATCGTGGTGTATCTTACGATCCCCATGCCAAGAAGGAAGTTGAAACCCACACCATTCTTGAAACCTATCGTGGTGTCAAGCATGAGGAAAAAGTGGAGGTTGCAAAATGAAGAACGTAGTTAAAGCAAATTGGCTCTCTGTCATCAAGGCAAAACAAGTCAAGGAACAAAAACTACACCAAGCGCAACTTTGTATGGCAGGTCACTGTACAACAAAGAGGTGAAAATGGATAACTATGTCTATCATCATGATGACATAGATAAAGATAGCAGACCACCTGCTTGTTACCAACTAACATATAGGGGGTGTAAGTATTGGTCTTGTTATCGAGTACACTTGCGACAATGGTTCGAAGACATGTTATCTTTTGAACCAATATTTAATCGGAGGGGTTGACTACCCCTCTTTTTTTGTGTAAAATAAATGGAGAGAATACATTCTTATGGACAAAGACAAACTAAAACTTATCGTCCGCAACCTTGAACTTCTGGTCGATTCCTTGAAAGCAGAATTATACTCTGATACTCAGAGTTATCTGAACTATGAGGATATAAAGGGTGGTTTACACGATTACGACGAAATCTTTGAGGACGACGATGGATACCCAGATTAATAGAGCAAAAAAACTTGTTAAGTTACTTGAACGACTTGTTAAGCAAGAGCATCTTTATACAGAAGAAAAAATTGTAGAGATGAAAGCACAACTACGAGTCGTCAAAGAAGAAATTGCAGAATTAGAAAAGAAAACTTCGAAAGGATTTGGTAAATGAGCGTAAAACTGATTAGTGTAACTCCTGATGCTGAGCAGACAATGGCATATGTTGCCCGTGTCTCAAACCCTAACAATCAGGAAAATCCTAACTATGCCAAACTTCTGGCATATTGTATTAAGCATAATCACTGGAGTGTGTTTGAGCAAGCATTTATGACATTGGAGATTGAAACTAATCGTGGTATTGCAGCGCAAATTTTGCGACACCGTTCTTTTACATATCAAGAATTTTCGCAACGTTATGCTGATACTAATCTTTTAAATGAGTATATTCCTATTCCAGATCTTCGCCGCCAAGATACGAAAAATCGCCAGAATAGTATTGATGATATTCCAGGATACTTGAAACTCAAACTCCAAGGAGAAATTTCAGAACATTTTGCGGCATCTAACGCCCTCTACAAGCGACTGTTGGATGCTGGTGTAGCAAAAGAGTGTGCTCGCTTTGTGCTACCTCTGGCGACTCCTACACGTATCTATATGAGTGGATCTTGCCGTAGTTGGATTCATTATATTCAACTTCGTTCTGCCAATGGTACTCAACAGGAACATATGGATATTGCACTTGCATGTAAAGATATCTTTAAGCAGCAATTTCCCGCAGTATCAGAGGCGCTTGAATGGGTTTAATACTTAATCTAAATAAATTATCTTGAATTCTTAACTTTATGGCAATTTATCCAATTATTCACAAAGAAACAGGTGAAAAAAAAGTTGTTGAAATGAGTGTCAACGACATTATGCAATGGTACAAAGACAATCCTGAATGGAAAAGGGATTGGTCTGAAGGTTGTGCAACTCCAGGAGAAGTTGGGGACTGGAAAAATAAACTAGTCTCTAAAAATCCTGGGTGGAATGAAGTATTAGATCGCGCATCAAAAGCTCCTGGTTCTCAAGTAAAAAAAATCTAGTATGGCAAGAAGAAAAAGAAGCAATATTGACCAACCAATTGGTGTTGGATTGACTGCTAAACAAATGAAGCGTAGAAAACCTTTAAGTTCTGATTATCTGATTGACGTTGATCCTCTTACAGACAATCAAAAACGTTTGTTTGAATCATACAATGATGATAAGCATATTGTTGCTTATGGTTGTGCTGGAACTGGAAAAACATTTATTACACTATACAATGCTCTTCAAGATGTTTTGGATGAGCAAACACCTTATGAGAGAATTTATCTTGTTAGATCATTAGTAGCTACAAGAGAAATTGGATTTCTTCCAGGAACACATGAAGATAAAGCAGATATTTATCAAATTCCTTATAAGAATATGGTAAAATATATGTTCCAGATGCCTTCTGATGCAGACTTTGAAATGCTTTATGGTAATCTTAAATCTCAAGAAACCATCAAGTTTTGGTCTACATCATTTCTTCGCGGTACAACTCTTGATAATTCAATCATTATTGTTGATGAATTTCAGAATCTTAATTTTCATGAATTGGATTCTATTATTACTCGTGTTGGAGAAAGTACAAAAATTTGTTTCTGTGGCGATGCTTCTCAATCTGATTTGCAGAAAACAAATGAACGCAATGGTATCGTAGATTTTATGTCAGTATTGCGTAAAATGCCATCATTTGATATAATTGAATTTGGTGTTCAAGATATTGTAAGATCTGGACTTGTTAAAGAGTATATTGTTGCAAAAATGGAAGCAGGATTTTAAATGGAAAAATCTTATGAAATATATTATTCTGCAACATTATTTGAAAAACTATAAAGGTAAAAATTAATGTTTAATCATGTTGATATTGATCTACCAAAACTTGAAAGAGAGACAGTAGATGGTATACGATATTATAAAATTCCAGAAAATGGAGAATTTTTAAAACTATTTTCTATTACTTCAGTCACAAGTCATAAGAATAGGCAATTTTTTGCAAATTGGCGTAAAAGAATTGGTGAAGAAAAAGCAAACAAAATAACTAAAAG